CGGATGAAGGCCCGGGGCCTTGGGATGGATATCAGTACGTTCAAGAAGGTTTGGCTTCCCGGGAAAAGATGGTGTCCTGACAAAGGATTTTTCTGAAATTGAGGGAGGAAAGGAACATGATAAAGCCGACAGTGGGAAGGGTGGTATGGTATCGGGAACCGAACGGAACGGAAGATCTTGCAGCGTTCATCGCGGGGGTCGTGGATGATCACCACGTCCACCTGACGATCTTTCCGCCGTTGTTTCCGCCGTACACCAGGAGCGAGGTCTATCTGCTCCAGGACAACGAGACTCTTGGTGATGCAGGAGCCGAATTCTGCCAGTGGATGCCATACCAACTTGGCCAGGCCGCGAAGACCGAGCACCTCGAGGAATCGCTCCGAAGAGCGACAGGCGACGCAATGGAGTCAGACGTCGCCCGAGCGACATTGCTCCATATCCCGAAATCCACAAGCGAGATCGAGAAGAAACTTAGCTTCTATCGGGATCCCATCCATGACTTCGGCTGGGCGTTGAAGCAGCTTCGCAATGGGAGCAGGGTGCAAAGAGCCGGATGGAACGGCAAGGGAATGTTCCTATTCATAGTGGCGCAATGGTTCTGGAATGCCACGTTTGAGGTAAATGCCGGAGAGCAAGGGATGGACAAACTGCCCTTCATCGCCATGAAGACGGCAGATGACAAGATCGTCCCGTGGCTGGCGAGTCAGACCGATATCCTGGCCGTGGATTGGGGCGTTGTGGAGATCAACAAAATCTACCCGACGAACGAGAAGTAGAAACCAACGGAACCCTTGAGGGAGGGGAAAATCATGGCAAAGAAACTTGAAGGAAGAAAGCAGTTGACGATGGTGATCGGTCCGGTGATGGTCCTGCCGGCGGCATATGCTCCAAAGCCGACCCCGCTCATTCTCGGGGTACTGGAAGGCGGGAACAAGCTCTTGAAGCCGAGGGTCTACACCCTGTTCAACGATCCGAAGGACGGCAAGGAATTGCAGCACATGGCACCCCTTCCCGGGTGCCCCGACTTCGTGATTGTCGAAGGGTTACCACGGTACCCGTTCCCGGACGAGCCGATGAACGCAAGGGCATATGACCTCTACATCCAAATCACCACTCCGCCGCCGGAGAGTGCCGTACCGGCCATAGGAGATCCATCGCTCAACTGACGCGGGAGAAATCCAGTGGCGTCAGATGAAAAGACCTACACGGTCGCTTACGATTACAGCGACGCTCCAACGCTGAGGCAGTTTGCGCTTGCAAATGACCGATTTCGTTGCGTTATCGGCCCGTTTGGAAGTGGGAAATCAAGTGCCTGCGTCATGGAAATCATTCGTCGGGCACACGAGCAGGCCCCCGGGCCGGATGGAATACGCCGGTCCCGGTGGGCCGTCATCAGGAACTCCTATGGTCAGCTTAAAGACACCACCATACGGACCTTCCACGACTGGTTTCCTCCGAAGCTGTTCGGCGAGTACCGGGTTACAGACCACACCTACATCATCACCGCCTTCCCGGGAGTGCATTTGGAAGTCCTCTTCCGCGCTCTCGACAGGCCCGACCAGGTTTCGAACCTGCTCAGTCTTGAGCTCACGGGAGCATGGTTTAACGAGGCCCGGGAGATCCCCCGGGCGATCATAGAGGCCATGGACGCCCGTATCGGGCGCTACCCATCGATGCGCGACGGGGGGCCGTCGTGGATCGGCATCATCATGGACACAAACCCGCCCGATGATGAATCTTACATCTACAAGATGTTCGAGCGGATCCGGCCGAAGGGCTGGCGGATCTTCAAGCAGCCGTCGGGACTTTCCGCGCACGCCGAGAACACCAAGCACCTCAAGGGCGGCCAGGGATACTACAAAACCCTCGCGATCGGCAAGGACCCCATGTATATCCGCGTCTATATCCATGGGCAATACGGTTACTTACCTCTTGGGCAACCGGTTTTCGAGTCCTACAACGACAATTTTCACATGGCCAGGGCTCCGCTGGATCCAATCAAGGGGTTGCCGATCTTCATCGGGATGGACTTTAGCATCGTGGGCTGTGTCATCGGACAGCACACCTCGCTCGGGCAGCTTCGAATCACCGACGAGCTCACCTCAGAGGGGCTGATGGGAATCCGACAGTTCTGCACGAACAGGCTTCTCCCTCTCCTCCGCACCCGCTACTACGGATTCCCCGTCAGCGGGTTCGGGGATCCTGCCGGCGTCGCCCGGGCCCCGACCGATGAATCAACGTGCTTTGAGATCCTCCATTCCGCCGAGATCGGCCTGACGTCGATCGTGGAGGCGCCGACGAACGCCTTCTCCGCCCGGAAGGACGCCGTGGAGCATTTCCTCACGTATGGCTGGCATGGGGATCCGGGTCTTCTGATCACCCCGACGGCGAAGGTCCTGCGTAAGGCCATGAACGGGGGCTATCACTTCGAAAAAGAGGCGAAGAGCAACTCTCCGGACGAATACAAACTCGTGCCGGCGAAGAACTATTCTTCGCACATCGCCGATGCCCTGGAATACCTCTGCATGTTCATCCTGCAGAAGGGCGTGCGCGACAAGGTAGAACAGGCTATCATCAACCAGCTTCGAGTGAACGGGCCACACCGAGTACCGTCAAACGTGGCGGGATACTGACATGACCGATCGGGATTGTTTTACAGTAAAATGCAGGTTTTGCGGCTATAGAGCAGCGAAATTTAGCGGAAAATCCGGTAAAAAGAAGCCGACCGGTTTTGACAAGTTAAGAGATCATGTCGAAAGATGTCACCCGGAAGAATGGGAAAAGATCCGCGAGTATGTCGGAGAGGAACCAACAACCTGAGGGATCAAAGGAGAATGACGATGGATGCCGCACAGCAAGCGTTTCAGAAAGAGAATCGCAAATCGGATGTCATGCAGTCCTTCGGATTCCGTCTCAGGAACCAGTTCTCGGTCTGCAAGACCAATCGGCGATCGAAGGAACTGGAGTGGATCGAGTCACTCAGGCAATACAAGGGGCTCTACGACCCCGACGTTCAGATCCAGCCGGGGAACTCCAAGGTCTACCCGAAGATCACCCGCTCAAAGGTCAACATCGTACTCTCCCGCCTTCACGAAATGCTCTTTCCAGCCACAGAGAAGAACTGGGAGCTCACCCCGACGCCGGACCCCATGGTTTCACGTGAAACCGTGATAAAGATTGCGAAAGCTCTCGTCAAGGTAGACGAAAATGGCGCGAAGGTTCTCCCGACCAAGGACGACCTGAACCTTGCCGTCCAGGCCTACGCAAAGACGTGCTGCGATGCCATGTCGATCGTCATCGATGATCAGCTTACCGAGATGGATTACCCGCAGGAGACGAAGAAAGTCCTGCGGTCCGGGCTCACTTTCGGGACCGGAATCATGAAGGGGCCGATGATCCGCCCGCGGGAGAAACGGAGGTGGGAACCTGTCGGAGAGAACGACTTCCGGGAAGCGAAGACCAAGGATGATGTTCCGTACTACCAGTTCGTCCGGATTTGGGACTGGTATCCCGACATGGATGTTGTCGATATCGAGGCCATGGAAGGATCGTTTGAGCGCCACTCCATGCGGAAGCACGACCTCCGCAAACTGGCAAAAAGAAGCGACTTCTACGGCGATATCATCCTGCAATACATGAAAGATCATCCGGACGGGGACTATGTTCCCCAAAACTGGGAGACCGATCTTCAGATCATCGAGATCGAGGCCGGCGGTGCGCGCCAGGAAGGCCTCACGATGTCGACGGGCTCCACCAATACGACGCAGACCAACCGTGCCACATTCAGGCAACTCGGCAAGAAGTACGAAGTCGTGGAATTTTGGGGATACGTCGACGGCGCCGACCTTCAGGCGTGCGGGTTGCCGATCGAGGACGTGACCATTGAATACGCCGCAAACGTCTGGTTGCTCGGGAACATGCCGATCAAGGCCGTTCTCTTCAAGGGCGCCCTCAATCACTACAAGGTCTTCTATTATGAGAAGGACGAAACAAGCATTTTCGGGGAGGGGCTCCCGAGGGTCATGCGGCACTCGCAGATCTCGATCGCCGCCGGCGCCCGGATGGTGCTCGACAACGCCGCCTGTGTCGCCGGCCCGCAGATCGAAGTGAACTATTCC